TCCAGATACTCACTGTATCATCTCCTCTCGGGAACTAGCCCCTTACCCGGGGTTAACCGGGAACCAGCGACGCTTCGACTTGAAGGCGCCGCGCTTCGTACTGTGGGTGAAGGACTTCTCAAACCCTTCATCAAGGTACGCAGACCATGCTGAGGTTGGCCGCTTCGTTGATTCGAAGTAGTAATTCAGCATACCTGTGAAGCTCTTTGCACCAGGATCCGGTTGAGATACCGGCACAAAGGAAGATCGTTTCTGTCGGAATGACTGTAGGTGCACATCGTACCTACAATTAGTCGTCTGGAAGAACGATTTGAAGCAAAGACCACCGTCTGGTTTGACAGCCAGCGGAATCACTCCCTTCTGTGTACTCTGCAGCATATCCCGCAACATCTGGCACGTTCTCCACATTCCAGCCTCATAAAGCTGGTTCGCGGTTGAGCACCAGGACATCAAGGTATTTGCTGTCCACAATTTTGGATTATCTGGAGGAAACTCTCTGGCGTAGACGGGTTTAACCGTTTCGCCTTTGAAGTAATCCCCCCCACAGCTTTCTCGGAACAGTGAGCCCGAAAAAGATTTGTGTCGGTTTACCTTTAACAGGTAAGACTCGAGATAGTCACTAACAGTTGCGTAGTGCTCGTTGGGACATATGATGTCGTCCCCGAACACACAGACCCGGGCCGCTAGGCGCCGGATCCGTCCATACGTAATAACGCCACCCTCCTTCGAGAATATGGCCGAAAGCACTAGTGTGAAGAACACACAAGCCTCAACTGGGAAGCACAATGCTGAACCCATAGAAGCGAATTTGCTTAAGATCACATTCTTGCCATTGGGCAGTGTCGCATGCAGCGACCGAGCATCGAAGAGATAGTCGAGTATCGGCGAATGCCGAAAAATGCGCTCGACTAGATTAAGATGCACTCGATCGGACGCATCAGAAAGGTCAATCGTACAATCAACGCGGTTGATGCTTGCAATGCGGGCACGTGTCTGATTCTCTGTTTGAGAGTAGAAGCGAACGCCTCTACACAGAGAGTCTGCCTCGATGGTCTCCATCATGTAGCGGCCCAGCGCTTGCTGGACAAACTGCATATTATGAGGTTCGATAGCAATAACACGCGGAGTCGTCAGAGTCTTCGGGACGAAAACAACGCGGACGCTTGGCTCTTCGGAGACAGGCAGATAGCGAAGTCCGTTGTCGACAAATGACGAAGCTTTCCCGTATCTGTGCCAACCAAAATCATGGAAAGCATGGAGATCACTAGGGAAGCTGATTTCAGATCGATCGTACCACTGTTTGATTTCGCGGCGCGAGAGCGCCGTGTACTTCTCAGCAGTAGCACCAGGACCGTGGCGACACATAATGCTATAAGGATCGAAGTCCCGAAAGACTTTGCCCCAAAGCATCCTTGATACTGTATCGAGTACAGTGTCATGTTTGTTAATCTCCTTGGTTCTGGATCTGAGTTCCTCCTCTACTTCGATATACCGTGCCACAGCCTTTTCGTTTCGAATCTGGCTACAGGGTAACTTTAGCTTCTTCCAGAAGCGGGTCAACTGTCTTATCCAACGTATGGATTCGACACACGGATCATTAAGTAGATTACCATCACGTTCGTTAAACACTCGCTTAAAGAAACCTCCTAACAAAAGGGGGAGACTTCCAGCACGACGGAATCCCGTCGGACAGGTGAAGCGGCCATCCTCAAGACCTCTTTCGAGGGCGTCGGAAAGTAGTGGCAAGGTTATCGTCAAGAACGATAACCCTTCATGTTTAACGCGACTACAGATCACTCTGTAGTCATGGGTAACAACTAAGTCTAGGCAACCCCTAGCATCAGCCAAGAGTGCCTTTTGAAGCATAAGCGGTATTTTCATACAGCCCTCCGTTTAAACGTAGGTGGTGTAAACCGTCCAATGCTCTTTAGAACTCACCCCCGAGGACCTTGTTGTAGTTCGTAGAACTCGCCCAGGTCTTCAACGCGTCGATCAAATAGCCGATCTCGGCGTCCGTGAACCCCACCAGGGGCTCATCGATAACGAGGTAAACAGAAACCCCTTTCTCCACATTGAGTGCAGAGATCGGGTCGGCGGCAATCTTCTTCTGAGAGAGGCGAACCTCACGACGAAAACGATTGGCCGTCTTATTCTGCTTGGTCGTCATGTATGTGTTGCCATCGGTCGCAGCGTAGGTATTCGAAGTCGCGCCCATTTGGGTACGCGGCAGAGAAATCGCAACTGCATTGACAGTAACACTTTGAGGGTCAGCAAGCATTGGAAGCTCCTTTTCTTGATAGTACGTATCTCTACGTTCATTATTGAGGTACTACAACTTGGAAAGACCTAGGGCTCCCAGTATTGCAGCTTGATTCAAGGACAAGTCGGAGGGCTTGTCCCAGCCGAAAGGATTGCCGACGACGCGCGTTTTGCGATGCGCGCCGTTGGTCAAACTGGCAGTCTGACGGTTTAGCTTACCGCTCCGGTTCGCAAAGGTTACGTACCTCACGAATCGGGTGGTCTCTACGGTCTGCTCGCGCATAACGTAGAAATAGTCGGCGGCGCAGTGGTCAGCGACCCCTGCGGAAAGGTTTTCAAGAACCCCACCTATATTAGCGAACCAGTCGGATAACCATGTCCAAGGTAATGCCTTCCATATTTGATATGGACGAGGCAAATTTATACCGTACATTGCCGCCAGCAAGCTCTTCGACAGAATCGAAGGGCCTACGTCTGGCAGGTGATACCGGAAGCGGGCCGAAGCCCACACCCGGTCGGTAGTCCTAGTCATGGAAATAGTCTGTGGGACCGCTTGGTAAAACTGGGTAGTAAGGACCGGGTATGAAGATGCCCAATCGTCCACCCAAGAAGTACCACCGGATACATTGGTCGCGTTGACCATGTTTACGGAAGTTCTCACAGGCTTGCCATTATTTGCGATTAGCCACTGTAGCCGCCGTTCCACCTTGCGGTGGACGTCGATTAGGGACCTAATGTCTTGAAACAAGGGTCTCCAACCGAATTGGTAGCTTAAGTAGGCTTTGCCATACGTTTTAGGGTTGTTAAACCCGTGACGTAACATGCGCTCTCTTAGCATTTCGGGCAACTCACGAAGCTCGTATAGGGCGTTAAACCCCTCAAAGCTAGGTTTCGTCGGCTTCATACGTCGATAAGCGTCTGTACCCCACGCCGACCCGTCCCCTGGGGGGATAGGGAGGTCGTTGGTGTTGGCGACACTGAAACTGCCTTCATAGCGTTCGTTCGGCCCTCCGGCCATTCGATAATGTGTTGTCGGTTCGGTACATGTAAAAGTTTTGTACTGTCCCGTCTTCACAAACGGACCACCAACCCAAAAGTCTTTCGAATCTAAATCCGCCCACCCTCGGTGACCGAAGGTGGTTAGATCAGACCGATCGTACTCAGTGTAGTGGTCGCGCCACGTTGGCACGTTATAGTAATCATACACTTGACCCAAGTGGGCTCGTTGTAGAACTAAACGCGTTTTCTGTGTCAAGACATCGCTCCTTTCGAGGGCTGGTTGTTACCTAGGGCGCACCGTGAGGTGCGC